CTTCTATGTAACCCTCCAATTCATTTAATTCTGTGTAGGTTAATTTTTCAGCAAACTGTTTTGCTCCACTCCAAAACTCAAACTGTGTTAATCTAATCTCTTTTGTAATTGTCATAATATTTGTTTTTAAAAGGGGTTTTTACACCCCATTGTTTTTATTTTGCTAATTCGTAAACTTTACAAGTATCTCTATTATTCCATCCGTCCCCTATCATTTCTTCTTTTTCGTTTATTACTTTTAATTCTATTAATAATTTAATTGCGTTTATTACCTCACTCTCGTTAATATTTAATTTTGCCCCTCTCCATATTAAATTTTCCTTTGACCTTGTTCCATATTTTTTAATTAAAGATAATAATTTTTTAATATTGTTGTCGTTGTAAGTTTTCATAATATTTGTTTTTAATTATTAATTACACTACAAATATAAAACCTTTATTTAGTTCTTACAAGTTTATTAACAAAAAAAGTTAATTATTTTTTATTGTACTGCGTATTTACCAAAGTTTGGTTTGCTTATTACTGAATAAGTAGCATATCGAATAGCATCAATCGTGTGGTTATTTTTATCAACTGGCTTGTTGATCATCTTACCAGACCTATCTTCTTGCCATTTATAGTTTCTAAACTCTTGTATGCAATTATGACTATCTTTCTGAATATGTATTTTAAAGCGTTTTAAGAGATCTATTCCTGCATTCACACTATCAGCACCTTTTAAACTTGGTCGTACATTCCAACCCATCCTACGCAGTTCCTCAATCAATCTTGGCTCAGCACTATCAAAGTAAATTGTTTCCCTATCAATACCTACGCTTTTCCATTTATTATGAATATCGTATGTAGTCATTTGAGTTTGGTATATATGTTCTTTAATGTAGAGGTTGAAATCTTTTCTATAAACAGAAACCAACGTTGTAGGATCATTAGTATATCCTGCATCTGCTCCGTAACTTATAAATTCAGCATCTTCTGGAATCTTGTCAACTTCCATATAATTAAATATAGTAGCTTTAGAAACACCTTTTAAACCTAAACCATATATTTGCCAATAGGTTTCGTCTGTGTCCTTTAAACGTTCTATTTCTTCCTTGATACTGTCATTAAGGAAGCTATTATCCAGATAAGTAGTAATATTAAAATCGGCATCTTCTCGAGGTATTACCTTGTCATAAATCCAATGGTATTCATCCGATGGATTAAAGTCAAGAATTATTTTATTTTCAGTACGAAAAACTAACTGCTGCCAATCCTCGTAATCTAATTCGTTTGCCTCATTAATAAATAGTAAATGCCTTTTACGACCTCTTACCTTTTGCGGTTGATCTAAGGAGATAAATTCAACAAGGTTACCATTTAACTTGTATTCGTGGTTTGACTTATTGTGAAACGCTTCTGAATAAGAATTATGTAATTTCAATATATCTAAAAAGTCACGCATAACAGAAGAACGAACCGCAGGAAATGTCTTCCTACATATCGTAATTGTCTTACCAGTATTATGTGTGCAGTAGTGAAATATAATATACAAAAGAATATTGTATGTTTTTCCGCTTCTTGTTCCTCCCTGCTCTATTGAAATCTTTTTATTTGATTCTAAAAGATGTTCGAAAACTACATTAGTTTTTATCTTCACGCTTTATTATTTCTATTTCAAATTTAGTAGGCATTCCATCTGCTCCAGTGATCTCTTGTCTTTCTACATAACCCCTATTCTTACCTTTAGTTTTTAAATAGAAAATCATTTCAGATGTTTTTCCATCCTTTATATTTTCGAATAGTTTACTTTCTACAAAGTCCAAAGCAATGTTTTGAATATCTTCTACTCTTTCAGCGAAAACCTCATCCTCCTTCATCCATCCATAAAAAGTAGTTCTACCTATTCCTACTATCTTACAAGCAGTTGTAACAACTCCTAAAGATTTTTCTAACGCTTCTATGATTGCTTTTTTATGTTGTTCGGTTTTGTTCATTTTAAACTCCTTTAATTGGCACTTTCATTATTGGGTTAAAGTCAAAACTTCTCTTACTCCCTTTATCCCTTTTTATTATATCCTTTCCCCATTTCCTTTGTAATGCGAAAAATTGTTGTTTCTCCTTTTTTAAACTTCTCATATTAGAACACCCACCCTCTTGTTCGGATTGTTTTACATCATAGTTTGAAAAGTTAACCCTCAAGCAACCACCATACTTTTTAATGTTTTGTAAAGTAAAATCGTAATCTTCTTTTAACGGTAAATCCTCATCGTATCTAAGGTCACTACCTTTTATATGAGCGTGAAAAGGACAACCTATAAACTGAATAAAACTAAAAGGAGTATATTCCCTATAAGCACCTTTATCTGTTACAGTATTTAATCCCCAGAGTTTAAATCCAAGATCATTGCAAACATCACTTGTTTTTTCGCAAAAGTCAATTAATTCATTTTGAGTAAACTTTGTATTTGTTTGATCCTGCCATCTACTTATAGCTTTACAATCATCATCAACTATAATAATACAATCAGTTTCTTCGTCAAATAAGTTATCTAAAATCCAATTTCTAACCCTGCTTATATTTCCTTGTGCTGAATCTGGGCAAACTATTATATCATTACCATTAGCAATATATTCTTCCGCCTCTGATTCTCTCACTACTAACTTAACATTAGGATAATTTATTTGAGTAATACTTTTCTCTGGTCTTTTATAACTTGGTGCAAATATTTTAATTCTCATTCATTAATTTATTTATTGCATCGCTGCCATTTAAAACTCTTCCAATTCCTTTGCTCCATTCTTTTCCATTTGCTCTTCTGCCAGTTTCTGTTTGTAATCCAAAAACTGTTTTAGCTTGAATCCAATCAATATCTGTTTCAAATTTTAAAACAATGTAATTGCTTTGCCTATCTAACTCAGTAGCAAATATGTTTTCTGTATCAATATTTTCTGGGTTATTCATTTCTTCAATATCCTCATCGGTAAGAACGATCTCCAATCCCCAATCTCCAAGTTGTTGTTTATCCCATTCATTAGCTAATAAATCCCAATTCCATTCTCCAAATCCAACGTTGTCTTTTACAATAAACTCTCTTTGTTGCTTCTCTGTTAGATCATCAGCTTTTAATACCCAAACCTCTTTAAGTCCTGCTTCCTTACACGCTTTTAAACGCATATTCCCACCAAGCACAACCATATCCTTATTTACTACGATAGGTCTTAGCTTTAACATTTCCGGAAACTCTTTAATTGACTTTACCAGTTTCTTAAATTTGTTATCTTTAATGAAACGAGGATTGTCCTCATTGTTTTTTACTTCTTGTATATTTACTAATTCCATACTTATATATAGTTAATTGTTTGTTTTTTTATTTCGTTTTCATTGAGTAGTTCTTTTTGTTCCAAACAATAAGCCATAACTCTTGTTTGTCTTAAGTTTGATTTTTGAAACATCATCTCATTTGTAGCATAACCTTTGAATTCATAATTAGGATATTTTTCACAAACAAAAAAGGCAAATATATCTACATCACATTTATTATATTCTGGAACCATTAAAGGATATTGTTTTCTTGCAGTTTTAACATCAACTGTCATACCCAACCAATTCGCATCATAGTCATCTGTCTTTTGTTTTTTAGATGTGTTCTTTATTTCAAAATCTGGAAACAAATTCTTTTCTCTACAAAAAATATATTCAGCACCAAAACCTAAAACATTTAAATCAACACCTCCTTTTTCTGCAACTCTACCAGAACCATTCCATCCAGTTTTTTCTTTATTTGATTGCCTCATTTCAGAAACTAAAGATATTATCTTTTGTTCGTTTACATCTAAAGTATATGTCTTTCCTACTATCATTATTTGAGCATTAAAAATTCAGCAGATGCGTGTTCCATAAACCAATCCTTGTTTTCTTTGTACTTATCTATTACTGCATCAATCATTACAAGTTCATCAATATCTGAGTGCCTAATCTTATCCATTAAAGATGTGATCTTTCTAAGTACATTAGATGTCATCTCTTCGTTGTTTAAATACACGGTATTATAGTCATCTTGTATCTCACTTTCTAACATACCTAAAAACCTTTGTCCTTGTTGTTTTATGTTCTGTCTATATTTAGTAGTTCCTTGTAGGTCTTCTATTGCTTCTATTGTCAACTGTCCTAATAATACTACTTTTAAATAATCTAATTGTTTGTCGTTTTTCATTTTAATATCTTTTCTTTTGGTGTTTTGTTTTTTGCAGGTCTTTCTTTGGAGAATCTATCCAACCAGTAATTGGATTTAATTTATGGTTGTTTATATTTTCTTTCACAAAATTATACTGCTTGTCCTTGAACTCTCTTAATGTGTTATCCATTTACCTGCTCTATTATTTCTTCAACTGTATTTAATTTCTTTTGTATTACATCAAATTGTAAGTTTTTCATTTGCTGAACCATTTCTGTTTGTTCAGATGTCAAAACCATCAAACTATCGTAAACAGTTTCTAACTTTGGAAACAATCCTAAAACCATTTCTTTTTTAGCTAATTTTGATTTCAATATATTTACAGTATGTTCAAGGTAAGCATAAGAATCTTTTGGTAAATCCTCAATGCAATTAAAGTGTTTTACTGCATCAACTAAAACCTGCTCTTCCACATAATGTATTGTATTTTTTAATGCGTGTATAACAGTTGTATGATCTCTATTGACAAATCCTCCTATTTTTTGGTAATTCGTTTTAGTTAACTTTCTTGCTAAGAAATAAAACAATGCTCTTGCTTCAGCGTATTCTCTTTTCCTTGTTTTTGTTTCTAATTTTAAATCATAAACCTTGTTCACGTATTCATAAATCTCTTGTAATATTTCCATCTTAATTTGTTCTTAGTTTTAATAAATTATAGCACTCTATATACCTTTGTTTTGCTTTTCCTTTGTGTACCTCTTTGAAAAGTTGATACATCTTCTTAGTATATTTAAAATGACTATCGCAACCTGCTAAATACTTTTCTGCAAACTTCTTTCCCTTACCTTTAAAATAGTTCACATTGTCCGCAGTATCTCCTATAATCATTTGCTCATAGAAATTATACATTGCTTCATCTTCTGTTATATCATAAACCACTTTATGCTTATAATGATAGTTGTACATCAAACAAGGAAACTGTTTGTAATCTTTATCTATTGATACGATCATTACCTCATTTCTACCAAACTCTTTTGATAAATCACACCAATACCTTGCAACCATATCATCTGTCTCAATACCATATCCATAAATAGAATTATGCTTT